TACGTTCTCCCTGTCCAGGTCCGTTGTTCTTAGAATCATGTAACATCATCATGAACTGTTGTAGCCTGGCATGTTTACGCCATTCATACACAGATTCCATGCGTTCGCCTATATTATCTTTTATATCAACCACGTTATCTGGTTGCTCTGGTTTAGGATGTAACCATCCTGCGTACATATCTAGTCCCATAATTTCCTCCTATGGTAAAGTGGGGGCCGTGAAGCCCCCGTTGGGTTATGCATTGTCAAACACAGATTTAGTATGTTCTACAGTTGCATTGTTAAGTGCAGTTGAAACTTTGACAGAGGAATCTGCGTGATTCTTGAAGTTCCATTCTGCAAGTCGCTGTTGACGTCTCTCGATCTCATTTCTGACACGAACATCTTTTAAAGACAGATCGTGCAATCCGAACGAGTCACCGACTAAGCCGACGACAGCTGATAACATACGAGCTTTACGGCCAAGACCAAACATCTTGTCTTCACGCTCGACTAACCATACTGGTAAGTCATCGTTTGGATTAGCAGATGCTGTTTCTTCTTTGTATTCGTATGCAATAGATGCAAACTCTGCCCATGTCCTAGTTGTCAACTGTAAAAAGTTGATACCCGTGGATTGTGGGTCAGTCTCGCACAGTGGTAAGAGACCGTCAGCAATCTGCTGAACTTGTTGAAGAAAATAATCTTCTTCTTTCTTACGCAATGCTTCGTCTGCGTTGTTGAATACCATTACCGTATCACGTTTGGATTTGAATACATCCATGATACCGTTAACTCTTGACAGTTGAGCAAGTGGTTTGCCTTCGCCGTCAATAGCATATTTTCTGTAGTAAAAGTCAGGTAAATGCACAGGATCCTGTGTTGCTCTGATTTCACTGCCTATTGGGTCGCCAATAGTATCTGGTTTCCATGCAGACTCTGGTGTCTTCTGGTCAGGCAGGAGTTCTCCTGTCTCACCGTTAGCCATGTCTACTACTTGTGGTCCCAGATCGTCTGGGTCAAAATGTGTCGCCATAATTTCCTCCTTGTGATGACAATTCTATACGTCTGATAAATTGCTTAAGCAACTCACCAGCATTTACATAATCAGCTCGCGATTGTATTTCGCTTGCTTCAGCTTTTTGTAGCACCTCGCTGGGTACATGTACTTCATCCATACAAACCTCCTTGTTTTTGGATTTAATAACATACGCATACATACTTACTGTAGGCAGGTGTCCTGACTACAGCACAATAAAAAGCTGGCACAACGTGCCATCCTTATTAAAAAAAAAGAAAACCTTGGAGATGTTTTCACTCTTGCGAGCGGGTCCCTCCAAGGTTTGATAAGAGCCCTCAGCTTACCACTGCCACCGAATGCATTCGGCGCCCTGCGTGCCCCAGGGGTTAGGCCTAGGTTGCGAACCTAGATAGAATTTATCTTTCAAAGTCGTCATCCAGTCTGAACATATTGCCCTCTGGTGATTGCAACCTCTTTCGTAGTTCTTTGAGCTCATACATTGAGCATTCTGCTACGGCTTTGGTGACTTGTCCGACGCCAATCGCCCAACCTAATCCGCCACCAAGTAATAAACAAATTAATTCAGTCATAATAATCTCCATAAGTTAAAGGGCTCGGCTTCTCATCCGAGCATGTGCTTTCCGTAACAACCGTCCCGAGCTTTTGTACGTCCTCGGGATGACGTTGTCTGCTTTGTCTTGCAAGCTACGTTACTTAGTCTGGCCACTTTAGACTTAAAGAACCTACGTTCTACCAGATACAGACACAACCAACTAAGCTACTGCTGTTGCTGGCTGTTCTTTCATCTCTATGACACGCATAAAGACTTTTGCTTGCTGATTATCAGCAGTCAATGGAATAGCTACGTCAAAGTGTAGTGTTAAACTACCGTCTTTGTTAGTAGTTGCGATGCCGACTTCTCTAGATCTAGATTTGCCGTCTTTGCCATCTTTTAATATGTATAATGAATACAACATGTTTACCTCCTAGGTAAGTAAGTTAAATGAGTTAGTAAACCCTTACCAACTTCATATAGTACAAACTAGCGCAGGACATCTATGATGGCCCGCGCAAGAATTTGCTTAAGTCTTTCTCTAATTGATTTAAATCATTTCTAAACCTCTCTACAAGAAACCGTATTACTGCTGGTTTAGTCTTAAGACCTAACAGCTTTCTTAAGTTCTCTAATAGAGCATCATCTTTCCACGTTACGGATATAGAAGGACCAGACCTTCCATACTTATCCATAATAGTTTCTTTCTTCTTACTCATAATCCCTCATTAATTCAACAAATACCTCATCTTTATCTTCCATACACTCGGAACATAAGATAATACTTTCAACCTCACACTTACCATAAGATTCCCACTCTCTACTAAATTCTTCTAACCCTTCTTTCTTACCACAACAATCACATTCACAATTTACTAAACTCATAACATTCTCCTTTAATTAATATACCTTTACACATACTCGCCATGGACAGCTAGCTGGCCGTGGCTCGTTTTGGTTCCACTGGTTCCACTGGGTTCCACAAGTCATGGAACACGAATAACCTTATAACTATGCTAGGTTATAGGTCTGGTTCCACTGGTTCCACTTAGTTATAGGTTAAGAGAATCTATATCCAATAACCGTGGTTCGTTGTCCGTTAGCAAAGCAGACTTTGTTCCACGTGGAACAACGGAACCATACAAGAGTAGCACGCACACAAAGGCGCACGGCTACAAGTTAAACTCTGGTTCCACGACTTGGTTCCACATCGGCACACTCCCGTGGAACACAAGGAACCAACAATGATGCAGGTCGAAACCCGACCATGCACATTGATGATAGTAGTAAGAGAAGGAAAGAAGGGGGCTGGACACCCCCGATAGATTAATTGAAAAGAGATTCAATGATGAGTTGTGGTAGGTTTAATGTATGTTCTTCCATTATGCCTCCTGTTTTAGGTCAAGCTCTAATTGCTTAGGCTTACGAGAAACAACATAACCTTGGGCAGTTGCTGATGCATACTTAACCGTGGTCTGTTTAATAGAATCAACACCAGATTTGATAGACGATGTTGAGATGTTATCTATACCATTGTGGATAGACGCGGACACTGAACCAAGGCCAGTGAATAGTTTTGTCATATAGTTCATAAGTACCTCCATGTACTAAGTTAATAACACTTTAATACATACTTGCTTTGGACAGCTAGCTGGACATAGCTTTTTTCGATACAAGGTTCCAATGATTGAAACGACGACTGACTTTCGAGCTTCGAGAAAGGAGGGAGGAGGGGCTCTGGGTGATAGTAGTAACCGATGTCTGAGCGATATATTCCACTATTTTCAAATATTTTTTTTTTATTATAAATTTCCAATATAAAACGTTATAAGGTATATTTAGGAACATGAGCCTAGTCGCAGATCACACAGTTGAAGTTTCCAACGAAGATAGGATGGAGCTTCAGTCACATTACCCATACGCAGGAGTAAAATTATCCGAGCTTTCGGTTCAGGAAGAAAGATTAATTTTGTATTTTTTACGTGGGATGAGTAAGGCGGCCGCGGGCCGTGCAGCGGGGTACAGGAACCAAGATTCCGTATACGATATATTTAAGAAACCAAAAATTAACCAGGCCATCGATTACTTGCGCGAGGAAATGCGTGAAGAAGTTAAGTTCGACAAGAACACCGCAACACAATTATATTTAGAAGCGCATCGTAAATCAGCAACCGCGACCGAAGAAAAAAATGTCGTAGATTCGTTGTGCAAGCTCCACGGTCTATTCGCACCCGAAAATGCAACACAAGTTAATATTAACGTAGATAAAATTCAACAACTAGAAAGACTACCAGATTCCGAGCTATTAAAACTAGCGGGAGTAGACACAAGATATTTAGAACCCCAAGGAGGTACTAATGACTAAATACGCACAACAAGCGAGAGCTACTAAAAAGAAACGTAAAACTTCAAAACTTGCATCTTTGTATGGAGATAAAAACAAAGTAACAAGAGGCGATATTCTTACTGCTATTAAAAATAAAAAGAAGTGATCGTAGCCGTAACTGGAGCCAATGGTTATATTGGCCAAGAAGTTATAAAACAGCTTTCTAAAAAAGAAGGCATAGAAATTTTACCTTTAGATGTAGACGAATGGGATATCCGAGCGCCCTTATCTATATGCAATCCCCAAGTAAGTGTTGTCATACATTTAGCTGGTCTAGTAAAAGTTAGCGAAAGTGTCGCGCGGCCTACGGCCTACTACTACACAAATGTAGTTGGTACTAAAAATGTTATTGATGCTTTTCCAAACGCAAAAATGATTTTTGCATCTACAGGCGCTGCTTATGATCCTACCTCTCCTTATGCGCTTTCTAAAATAGCTGCCGAACAAATAGTCCAGGAGCTCTGTCCCGATTACACGATATTTAGATTTTTTAATGTTGGCGGTGGTACACCTACAAATCCTGAAGGATTATATGCCGCAACACAACGGGCCGTGGACCACGGTTCATTTACCATTTTTGGAGATGACTATGATACGGCAGACGGGACCTGTGTCCGTGATTATGTGCACGTGCAAGATTTGTGCGCGGCGCTGGTGTCCGCGGTTGGTCAACCAGGGTCCAAAACTATCGAGCCGATTGGGTCTGGTAACTCTTATACAGTTAAAGAATATGTTGACGCCTGGCTACTAACTAATGGTAAACTATTTAATATAGAGTTTGGCGAAAGACGGCCAGGCGATAATGAAAAGTCGGAGGTACCATTTGTCTCACGGTTTATGGTCCCTACGAAAACAATTTATGACATAGTGAGGATCTAATGCATTGTATTAATCAGAAACCAAAAAAAATGTCCATGAAGAAGGGCAAGAAGAATAAAGGTACAACTAAGAAGTCGTACAAAGGAGGAAAGAAGTAATGGCCAAACGAGGACTATACGCAAACATACACGCAAAACGTAAAAGAATTAAAGCGGGCTCGGGTGAAACTATGCGGAAAAAAGGCGCAAAAGGCGCACCTACATCTAAAGCATTCAAAAAATCCGCGAAGACCGCGAAGAAAAGACCAGCGAAGAAAAAATAATGCCTAGGAAAAAAGAAAAACCTATAAGAAAGACCACTGGCAAGGGTGGAAATTATAGAAAAACCAAATCTGGGGCAGGAATGACCAAAAAAGGGGTTGCTGCGTATAGAAAAGCAAACCCTGGGTCTAAATTAAAAACAGCAGTAACCGGAAAGGTTAAAAAAGGTTCAAAAGCGGCAAAAAGACGTAAATCTTATTGCGCTAGAAGTGCAGGACAGTTAAAAAGAAGCTCCGCTAAGACAAGAAACGACCCAAATTCAAGAATTAGGCAAGCTAGGAGGAGATGGAAATGTTAGATATGTATGTAGAGTGGCCCGCGTGGATAGAACCTACTTTAGGAGCACTTTTTATTATAATTATGGGGCTTTTTGCTTATATGTCATCACATTTGGTATCTGAGCGTAAAGCAGGCAAGCAACTACCAATGTTTTGGCAAAAAAAGGAGAAAGAAATGGGATACGGTAAAGGATATTCTAAAAAACCGGCAAAAAAGGCTAAAGTGGCCAAAAAACCGGCAAAAAAGACAAAAAAGACAAAAAAAACTAAAAAGTACTAAATAGTGGCTCTGGAAAAGATAGAATGCTACAAGTGTAAGAAGCTTTTAGCAGAAAACCTCGTATTACCTAAAGGTTTGTGCGTGTATTGTGCTGCAGATGAGGCAGACCAACTTCCTGAGCCCCAAAAACAGCAAAAAGAGTCAAAAAAAGAGCAAAATGCTCAAATTCGTGCGGAACAAGAGCTTGCAAGACGTATTTTGTCTAGAAAACGCATGTTGCCGTTCGTTGAGAAGTTTAATCCTGATTACCAAGCAGGTTGGGTGCATAAAGACATCTGTCAAAGGCTAGAAAAGTTTAGTCAAGACGTAGCAGATAAGAAATCCCCAAGGCTTATGCTGTTTATGCCTCCTCGTCACGGCAAATCGACCTTGGCTAGTATTGCTTTTCCTGCTTGGCATCTCGGGCGTAACCCAGGGCACGAATTTATTAGTTGTTCCTATTCCGGCTCTTTGGCGATGAGTTTTTCTCGAAAGGTACGACAAGTATTAAGAGAACCAAATTATAAGAAAGTTTTTGAAGATGCAAGACTAGACAAAGATTCACAGTCTGTAGAATCCTGGCAAACAACCCAAGGCGGTGGTTATGTAGCAGCTGGTGTTGGCGGTGGTATTACTGGTAAAGGTGCGCACGTACTATTAATCGATGACCCGGTAAAGAACAGAGAAGATGCAGAGTCTGAAAATAACAGAGAGGCAACCTGGGACTGGTATACCTCTACTGCTTATACAAGGCTTTCCCCTGGTGGAGGCATATTAGTTATTTTAACTAGATGGCACGATGATGATCTAGCAGGCAGGTTGTTGCAAGCCACTGAAAGCGGCGCAGATAATTGGGAAGTAGTTAAATACCCAGCTATAGCAGAAGAAGATGAAGAGTTCCGTGCAACGGGCGAACCTCTGCACCCCGAACGTTATAATGTAGAATCCTTAGAAATGATACAAAGAGCTATTGGCCCCAGGGACTGGAGTGCTCTGTATCAACAAAACCCAGTATCAGATGAAGGTGATTATTTCACTAGAGATATGATCCAATATTATGAATCTGACGAAATTGATTATGATAAGATGCGTTACTATTGTGCGTGGGACTTGGCTATAGGACAAAGAGACAGAAATGATTACTCTGTTGGTATGATGGTAGGGATTGATGAGTATGATAACATGTACGTAGTTGATGCAATTCGTGGCAGATACGACGGGTTTGAGTTAGTAGAAAAAATATTAGATTTCTATGAAATGTGGAGACCTGGTATTATTGGGATAGAAAAAGGACACATAGAAATGGCTATTGGTCCCTTTCTACAAAAACGTGTAGCAGAACGTAAATTACATTCTGCATATTTTAAAGATTTAAAAGTAGGACGACGTGATAAAGAAGCTAGAGCTAGAGCTATTCAAGGTAGGATGCAACAAGGTAGGGTTTTTGTACCACAGGACGCAGTTTGGACCGGGCCTTTGGTGGCTGAACTTTTGCGTTTTCCTAACGGCGTGCATGATGACCAGGTTGATGCTTTGGCCTGGGTTGGTTTGATGATGACAGAATACGCAAGTTTTTATGAAGCACCAGAACATATACCTTCTTGGCGAGATAGGTTAGAATTGATGGCAAAAGGACCGAAAAAGAAATCGGCAATGAGCGCATAATATGGCATACAGTAAAAAACCAAGTAAAAAGATAAAAGACGCAGCCGAACTAGAGCTAGCAAAAAGTCAATGGGATGCGTACACACGTGCGCGAGATCATGGACATGACGAGTACATTCAGATAGCAAAAAAATGCGACGCTTATTATAGAGGCGATCAGTGGGACGATTTTGATATGCAGTCTCTAGATGACCAAGGCCGACCTGCTCTGACTATAAATACAATATTACCTACCGTTAATACTGTGCTCGCTGAACAAAGTTCACGAAGAGGCGACGTACAATTTAAACCCCGTCGAGGTGGAGACCAAG